CCGTTATTTAATTTATTTAATTTTTTTAATAAAAAAAGTCCTATGAAAGTAGGTAAAGATTACTTAAAAAATATTAAAGATAAAACATTGAAAGCAAATGAGACAGGTAAGGTTATGGACCTACCTCTTGCAGAAGTTGGTATTCCTGCAACAACTGGAGCCTTAATAACTAATCAACTAAGAAAAAAATTAGAAGCTATGAACGAAGAGCAGAAAGAACAATTCTTAAAAGAATTTATAGAAGAATTAAATGCAGATCCTTTCTATAAAGAAAATCCAGAACTTAAAGATAAAACAATTGCAGGCTATACGGAAAGATTATTTGGTGAAAAGAGAGCAGACGGCGGACGTATTGGTTATGCAAGTGGTACACCTTCGTTTGAAGAATATATGCAAGAGAGACAAGGTATAGAAAAAAAACTAAACTTTGAAAGACTATACAAAGAGTATTTAAAAGAACTACATAAAAAACAAGTTAGAGAACAAAAACAAATGGTAGCAGAAGGTGGTCGTATTGGTTTGAAAGCAGGTATGACGAAGCGTGCATTCCTAAAACTTATGGGAACAGGTGCTGCAGGTATTGCAGCTCTTAAATCAGGATTACTAGGACTTGGTAAAGGCACAGCAACTAAACAAGTTGTAAAAGAAGTTGCTGACCAAGGTATTAGAAGTACACCTCCTCCATATTTCTTTGAGCTTGCAAATAAAATTAAAACACTTGGTAAGCCAGATAAAGTTACATATGCAGACAGGGTAGAGATACATAGATACACAGGTAAGAATGGTGATGAGTATGAATTAATTGAAGATCTTAACACTGGAGATATGAGAATTCAAAAAGATAAAATGGGTGGTGCAACTTACGGTGATGAGTCTTTTGACGTTATAGATGATAGAACTGTATTAGAATATAGAAAAGGTGAGGTTGGTGTTAAAGATGAAGGAATGGACACTCAAAAAACTTTTAAAGAAGCTGATGAGTATGAAGAATACAAAGTAGAATTTGATCAAGATGGAACTGAAGCAGCTGCAGATAATGTAGATGAAGTGATACAAAAAGAAATTTTAGAGGAAGCAAAAGGTGATGCACCATCAATTAAAAAAGCAGGTGGCGGTATCGCTAGAATGTTAGGAGAATAATGAACCCGTTACAGTATGCGCAGATGATGAAGTATCTGACTCGGGCAAAAAAAGCTAAGCCAGATCTTCCTGATGTCTTTCGTGCAAGCGAAGCACCTATCCCACCAAAAACACAAACTGTTGAAGAGATGGAAGCTATTAATGAATTTATGTTGCGTAATCCACGAGTAGAAAAAGCCGGTGGTGGTATGTTAGTGCAACCAAGTGCTGACGGATCTAGACCTGGGTATAAAGATAAAACAGGTCCAAAAAGTAAAAAAACAGAAGAAGCAGAAAAAGCAATTCAAAAATTATTAGATGAAAAAAAAGAAATAACAACAAAAAATATTTTAGACAACATGCCTAAAAAAATTGTTAAAGAAGGTGTTGCAGATTCAGTTTTAACTAAAGCTAAAAAACAATTTAAAAATTTAGATTTTAAAAGAGTTTCTTCTTTTTATATAAAAGCACCAAAAGAAGTTGCTGCGGTAAAAAGATTAATAGAAGACGGTTTACCCTTAAAAGAAATTCAAGCTAAAGGGTTTAGTATTAAATTTATAAAAAATGTTGCAAAAAATAGTGAGTTAAAAATAGCAGAAACAGGTTATGAATATTATAAAAATATTCAAAAAATAACAAAAGATCTAACAAAAATTGGTAATAATAATAAAATAAAACAAGCTTTTGAAAAAGGGACTGTATCAAAAGAATTATTAAATGACGTAGCCAAAATTACTAAAAGTAAAGATCCTTTTTATGACTCTAGATTATTATTTAAATTAGCTGAATATTATGATGGAACTTTAGAATCTTGGTATAAACCAAAAATATTAAAAATTACAGATAATCAAAAAATTAATGCTAACAAAGTCATTCAAACTTCTTCTATATTTCAAGGAGGTAAAAGAAGTGGTTATGCTTATCAATCTAATTTATACGATTGGGGTGCTAAACAAATAGATCAAGCTTTAGATTTGCCTTTAGGAACATTTAGAAATATTCAAAAAGATATAGCAAAAACTTTACCCTCTGGTATTTCTTTAGATGAAGTTTTTGGTGTAAAATCTAGTGGAAGGTATGCACCTATTGAAGGTGTATTAACTAATCCTTTAGAAAGTAAAATAAATGTAAGTAAAGGTGATTATGTTGATAATGTAAAAAGTGCTTATCAAAAACAATTAATAGATGCTGCAGGTGACCCTAAAAAACAAAAACAAATTTTAAAAGAATATAATGAAACTATTAGTAAATCTAAAGTTAGATATCCTGACGTTGAATTTCCAAATTATGAGGTAGGTAAATCACCAAATAAAACTATTAAAAATTTTGGAAAACTACCACCTTTAATTCAAAAACAATTATTAGATAATTATAAAAAAACAGGAATAGCTCCCACTACCAAAAAAGCTGTTAACATATTTGATATTGCAAAAGCAACTGATTCACCGACTTTCAGTGCATTAGATAAAAAAACTCAAGTTAAATTAACATCTAAAAAAGCAAATATTTTAAGTGCGTTTTGTAATAGTAGAAAAAAATTAAATTCAGGTTCAGGTAGTTTAACTTGTTCAATAAAAGAAGTACAAACTAACATGAAAAAACAAATTAACGAAGCTGCTAGAGCTTCTAAAGATGGAAAAATACCTAAAAGGTTTGGAAAGTTAAGAGCTGTTGCGAGTGGGTTTTTTGGTGATGTAGCATTACCATTAGAGTATATGTTTATGGCACCTGACTTAGTTGCAGGTGATATAGATGGTGCATTAAGATCAAGCACCGCAGGTTTATTTGGTGCAGGTAAAGTTGATCTTGAACAGCTACCACCTGGAGAAGGTAGAAAATATATACGACATCAAAATGCAATAACTAATTTTTTAAACAACTATCAATCAAAATTAGTAGCAGAAGATCAATTAAAAAATTTAAAACCAGGAGACGAAGAACAATTTGTTGCATCGGATCAATTAGCACAAGCTGAAAAAAATATGGCAGATATTGTTAAAGACTATCAGGGTTTTGGTTATACTTATCAGCCAGGAGAAAAAGGACTTTCAGCAGGTAAAGTTGCAGCACAAAAACTTATTCGTGATAAAGTTACATCTGACTTTGACAAAAAAATAGATAAAGGTGCAAGCACTGAATTTTTTAAAGATTCCAATAAAGATTTATTAAAAGAAAATTTAAGATCATTAGGAGGAGATCCATTTACAGTTACTCCAATAAATAATTTAGAAGATTATATTAAAAACAAAGGCGAAGCTACGGCTGGGAATACAAATATATTTTTTAACCGTTTACCATATACACTTGAACAAGCTGAAGCTTATGGTGTGCCCGATATATTTAATACTTATGCTGGAGGATACGCTGGAGTTGAGACACCAGGATCTATGGAAAAGGGCCAAGAGATTGATATGGGTATTAAAGATGTAAGAGATGCTTATTCATCACTTCCTATAAACATGGCTAGTCAATTAGCTGATTTAGAAAAAAAAGAATTTGAAGAGGGCATGCTTAAACGTAGACTTGAAAATCAATTGTTTGCAGGCGGTGGTATTGCGAAAGAAGCGGGTGTATCATCAGGTCCAGCACCAACATCAGGACCAGACTCACAAGGGTTGCCAGCTCTGTTAAAACATGTTAGGAATAGATAGGAGTATTAAATGGCAGAAATAGACAAAGGACTCCCGAACACTAGAAACAAAGAAGAGA